AAGCACCTGAAGGGGCAATTTTGAGAACTGAAAGTCCTTTCCAATTGTTAGAACGTGTTAAGAAAATTACACAAGAGTGGGTTAGACCTGGTCACAGAACTGGTTCAAACAGTCACAACGTATCTGCAACTATCAGTTTAAAGGCTGAAGATTGGGAATTAGCAGGAGATTGGATGTGGGAAAACAGAGATTTCTATAATGGATTATCTGTATTACCTTATGATGGTGGTAGTTATATTCAAGCACCATTTGAAGATTGTACTGAAGAAGAATTTGAAAGATTATTTGCAAAACTTCACTCAATTGATTTAAGTAAAGTTATTGAGTTACAAGATAACACTGATTTGAGCGGAGAATTGGCTTGTGCTGGTGGAGCTTGTGAAATCAAGTAATATTAATAATAACAATAAAAATAAGGGGGGGAAGGTAAAACTTCTCCCTTCTTTATTTTATATGGAAGATGGAAAATATGTCTTTACCGAAGAATTCCATTTAGAAAGAGGTTCTTGTTGTGGTTCAGGTTGTAGACATTGTCCTTATTTTCCTGCTCACAAAAAAGGAAATACTACTATATTTATAAACAATGGCTAATGGTGTTACATATGGTATAAATTTTCCCTTCAGAGATTCTTTTAGGGGGGATTACTTACAATTAACGGAATTAGAGTCACAAGAAATTAAAGCTGACTTGATGTTGTTATTGTTGACAAGGAAGGGTTCAAGATATTATTTACCACAATTTGGTACAAGATTATATGAATTTCTTTTTGAGCCTTTTGATGGTATTACCTTTGACGCTATTGAATCTGACATCAGAGATGCAATTGAAACTTTTATGCCAAACTTATTGGTTAATAGTTTAAGTATTACACCTGCTGACCCACAGGAAGAAGTGGATATTGCCACAGGTCAAAACGTTGTAGGAACAAGCGAATCGTCAATTTACCGATTCCCTGGCAAAGGTACTTCAGAGTACACAGCAAAAATAAGATTAGATTACTCAACAAATGGTTCAACATATGCTCAGAGTGATTTTGTAATTATAAATATTTAATACAAATGGCAAATAATAGAATATCATACGCATCTAGGGATTATCAGTCAATCAGGACCGAGCTCTTGAATTATACTAAAACTTACTATCCTGACTTAATCCAAGACTTTAACGATGCTTCGGTCTTCTCCGTATTCATTGATTTAAACGCCGCGATTGCGGACAACTTACATTATAACATTGACCGAAGTATTCAGGAGACTGTTTTACAATATGCTCAACAAAGGTCATCAGTTTATAACATAGCCAGAACCTACGGTTTAAAATTACCAGGACAAAGACCATCAGTTGCTTTAGTTGATTTCTCAATTACAGTCCCTGCTTTTGGTGATAAAGAAGATGAAAGATATCTTGGAACATTGACAAGAGGTTCACAAGTTGTTGGAGCTGGAATTGTTTTTGAAAATGTTTATGATATTGATTTTGCTTCACCATATAATTCTCAAGGTTTTCCCAATAGATTAAAAATACCAAACTTTAACTCAAATAATATTTTAGTTAATTATACAATCACAAAAAGAGAAATTGTTGTAAATGGTATTACAAAGGTATTCAAACGAGTTATTGGTGCAAATGATGTTAAACCATTCTTTGAATTATTTTTACCTGAAAAAAATGTGTTAGGCATTACAAGTGTATTATTAAAGAATGGTACACAATATACAAACACACCAACAACTGCAGAGTTTTTAGGTGTTGATAATAGATGGTATGAAGTGGATGCATTGGCTGAAGATAGAGTCTTTATTGAAGACCCTGCAAAAGTTTCTGACCAACCTGGTATTAAAGTTGGTAAGTATATCCAAACTCAAGATAGATTTATTACCGAATATACACCTGAAGGATTTAAGAAAATGACATTTGGTGGTGGTACCAATACCGCACAAGACCAATTGAACCAGTTCACAACTTTAGGTACAACATTAGAACTTCAAAAATATTCTAACAATTTCTCATTAGGTTCAACATTAACACCAAATTCAACATTGTTCATTCAATATAGAGTTGGTGGTGGATTGGCAACAAACTTAGGAACAAACGTAATCAATCAAATTGGTACTGTTTCATTCTTTGTTAATGGTCCATCTGAGACAACAAACTCAGCGGTAGTTAATTCATTAAGATGTGTTAACGTAACTGCGGCGGTAGGTGGAGCGGGTATTCCATCATTAGAGGAAATTAGAAACTATGTATCATTTAATTTTGCAGCTCAAAAGAGAGCGGTTACCGTACAGGATTACGAATCAATTATTAGAAACATGCCAGCTCAATTTGGAGCACCCGCAAAAGTATCTATAACAGAAAATGATAATAAAATTTTAATTCAAATTTTATCTTACGATACTTCAGGTAAATTAACCAATATTGTTTCAAATACTTTAAGACAAAACATTGCAAATTATTTATCAAACTACCGAATGATGAATGATTATATTTCAATATTCAGTGCTGAGGTTATTGACTTGAGTGTTGATGTTGCGATTGTCTTAGATTCAGCTCAAAACTCAGGACAAGTTATTTCAAGTGTTATTGATAAAATATCTGCATACTTTAACCCTCTATCAAGACAATTAGGTCAGAATGTTTATCTATCCGAGATTAGAAGTATTATTCAAAATACAAATGGGGTATTAACCGTTTCAACTTTAGATGTGTTTAATGAAGTTGGTGGTCAATATTCATCGGCAGAAACCTCTATGGAATACTCAGACCCAGAATTAAAACTTATTGGTCCTGTTGATGATACCATATTTGCTCAACCATCACAAGTGTATCAGATTAGATATCCAGGTAAAGACATTAGAGTTTCGGTTAAGAACTTCCAATCAATTACTTTTTCTTAACAAGTTTATTTATTTTTTCTTTGGATTATTATTTAATTGTGTGGGTTCACTTTAAAAATCCCGCATAAACTATTTATTAACTAAAGACATTAATGGGTCAATCATATAGAATAAGGACTGAATTAGGGGTTAACAAAACAATCAACGTACAATTAGACCAAGAGTTTGAACAGTTAGAGATTTTATCTTTAAAAATACAACAAGAGGATGTCTATATAAGAAGTTGTGCCGATTATGGAGTTATTGTTGGTAGGGTTACCGCTAACAATGGTTTTGGATTACCAAACGCAAGAGTGTCAATATTCATACCTATTACAACGGTAGATGAATCAAACCCAATTATTTCAAGTATATACCCATATAAATCACCTTCAGATAAAAATGAAGATGGATATAGGTACAACTTATTACCTTATGAAAAATCTTATTCTGTTCACGCAGCAACAGGTACAATACCATCAAGATTGGATGCTCTGACAGGAACAACCGCTGTTGAAATATATGACAGATATTATAAGTTCACGGCCAAAACAAATGATAGTGGGGATTACATGATAATGGGGGTACCATTAGGGTTTCAAACTGTTGTTATGGATGTTGACTTGTCTGATATTGGAGAGTTTTCATTGACACCACAGGATTTAATTAGAATGGGTCTTGCAACTGAAGCTCAAGTTGCGGGTAATCGTTTTAGAACATCAACAGATTTAAATTCATTACCTCAAATTATTAATTTGGTTAAAGGTATTGAAATATCACCACTTTGGGGTGACCCTGATATTTGTGACATTGCCATTAATCGTCTTGATTTTGATTTGAGAGACGAGGCAAATGTTAATATACAACCAACATCTGTTTTTATGGGTTCAATTTATTCCACTTCAGACGCTTACCGAGTTAGGAGAAATGCAAAACCTAAAGATGATATGGGTAATCTTTGTAGTTTACAATCAGGACCTGGACAAATATTAGCAATTAGACAAACCATCCAACAAGATACTATTGGTAATCCAATACTGGAACAATATCAATTAGAACAATCTGGAAATATTATTGATGGTGATGGTGTTTGGTTAACTGAATTACCAATGAACTTAGATTATTATATAACTAATGAATTTGGTGAAAGAGTTATATCAAATGACCCAACAATAGGTATTCCAACTAAGGCAAAATATAGATTTAAAATTAAATGGACTCAACCAACGGCATTAACTGAACAAACAAGACGACCATATTTTTTAGTTCCAAATATTAAAGAGTATGGATGGACAAGTTCGGTAATTGACCCAAATTTACAATTTAACCCATCGTCTAACGCAGAATTGGCTGGTTCATATTATTTTGGATTAGATTGGACCGGATACACAAATACTCAAGCGGCAATAAATTGTGATGATACTTTTTATCAATTTGACTTTAATAAAGTTTACACGGTTTCAGGGTTAATTGATGAATTTAAAAATGGTGGAAGAGGTAGGTTTATTGGGATTAAAGAAATTGACAGTCAAGATTGTGAAAGTACTATTAATAAATTTCCTGTAAATGAAGGTTTTAGAAATTTTGATTTTATTTTCTTTCTATTTGCAATTTTAATGCAATTGGTTCAAATAATTGGTATCCCATTATTAATTGTTTATCATATTGCTGCGGCAATTTTAGAAAATTATGCGAAACCTTTAATTATTGCATTAATTGGGTGGATTATTAAAAACGTTATTGCGTTTGGATTTTTGGTTGCGGTTTATATTGCGTTAATTATTGCGTCTTTTGGTGTTAGTATTGCGGGGGTAGTATCTGCGGTACTACAGTTGACCGTATGGACAATTTTGTTAATTAAAGCAAAGAAAATAAAAAAATTCATTGAACAACTAAGGTTTGGACCTTTTAAATTACCAATGGTGACTTATCCCGATTGTCAGGCTTGTGAATGTGACCCAGAGATTCTACAGTCTTCTACAAACGCCACTGAGTCTTTTTTAGTTAGTCAATTATCTAATTCATCGGCATATTATGAAAATTTAGTTAAGGCTCAAGAAAGGGCAACATCACAATCTCCAAGTGATGATACTTACGAAGCGAACAATTCATTATATGCTCAAATTTTAAGTGAGGCACTTGCAGGATTTGGTTCTAGTAATACTAATCCATCTGCATACAAAAATGGTGTGAGTTCTATTGTTACATTTCCTGACAGCGATAATACTCGAAGATTTGCTGTTTCAAAAACAATAACACCAGGAGAAAGGATAAACACTTTTAATGTTAGAAATAAATATTTCCAAGGGATTAATAGAATAAAAGCTACTTTTGCTTCAGATGTAAATAATCCTGTAGGTTTGTATCATTATGATAATACTTTAACTATATTATCACCTGAAGAATTTGAACCAGGTACTCTATTAACTTTTGTGAATCCATCATTAACCACAGATAAAAATTATTTGTGGACAGGAACTACTGGTGGTTCAGTGTTACAAGGAATAAATGGTAGAATTCAAACTGACCAATTTACTACTCAAGTAAAATATGCAATTCCAACAGATAATAGTCAAACTACGGAATCGACTACATTATATACTATACCAAGTGCAACAACTGAGTGTGTTGATAGTATTACTATAGATGTTACTACTTCAGGTACGGTGACATATAATACTTGTAATGGGGGGATTGTTATTTATAGTGCGTTAACATTAGGGTCTCATACAATAACAAATGTTAATTGTATAAGTACAACTAATTTAGGTGGTACTGCAGAATATACGGTAGTTAGTTTTGGTGAAAGTTGTCAAAGATATGTATATCCTTCAGATATTGAATACTATCAAGTACTTACTGCTATTACAATTACAACAAATATTGTTAATGGTGTACCACAATATTCAATACCTAATTTAGGTAGTGGTGTTGGGTTTTGGAACTATTTAACTGCACCAAGCTCAGTTCAAATTTATAAAGAAGTTAAAGGCAATTTAGGTAGTGATGGGTGGCTTGAAGATGGAGCACAACAAAATTTAGCCATAAGTAATTTTGCGGATTTTTCTGACTCAAAAATTTTAATTTTACAAAGAGGGGTTGACCCATATTCCCCAACGTTAATTAATCAATATGGTATTGGTAAGATATTGGGATACCCAAATGAAAACGACGTAATCATTACGGCAACAACAAAAATGAATATACCTGTTCAAAAATTACCAACAGGTTCAGTAACTACTGTTCCACAACATAACGTTCAAAATAATATTTATTTTTCATCTTATGTTTATAGTCCTGGTGTGGTAGGTTCAACAACACCTGGTTTACAATTTTCTTCATACACCACAAGTAATGTTGGATTTTATGGGGCATTAGATTCAACAACTCCCGATAGAACTATTAATTCAGGTCCAACATTTGGTAATGTTTTTGTACCAGCAACAGTATTCATTGATAAAAGTCCGTCATATGGAATAGCTAATGGTGTGGTAACCAAAACATCGAATGATTATTATTCATCCGCAATATCGGTTAGTAAGTATGATACCGCCGAGGATTTATCGGGTGGTGCAATATTAAAGTTAACTCCATTAGTTTTAAATACTATTATTTTAAATGTGATATTCCCGTTGCTCTCTTATAAGGCATATAATGACCCACCGAGTAGGGTATACTTTAGCCCAATTTTATATCCAACATTAACGGGTTCAAGTGCGTTGAACATTGTCAATTCTTCAAGAAATGTTATGAGAACTGACAGATTACCATCATCTGATTATATCGATAGTGGTGTTATAAATGGTAGTGTTAGTTTATTACAACAAAACGTAGGATTTTCTGCTTATATTATTGGTGGACAAGGAGCACCCATTAATGTAAGTGGTTACGATACAGGTGCATCTCAAGTTAATGCTGATATTGAGGGTCAACTTGCTAGTGTCAATGTGTTAGAGTCATTAAGTACTTGTGAGAGAATGGTTGGTCTTAATTGTTATAGTGGTAATAGTGTTAATTTTGGTGTTACTGCGGGATGTCAAAGTAGTGATTCAGTTCAAAATGGGTGTTATGTTTTTGCGGTTAATCCTTGGACAGATTTACAAAAAGATTTAAGGGCGTTTAGTGAGTGGGGATTTAGATTTAGATTTTTCTATGGGTTATGTCGAGGTGTTTTATCTCAAACATTTACCAACAATTGGGTAAATGGTTCATTATACACATTTCCAATACAAGTTGATACTTATTTTGACCAACAAAATAAACCATTACCACCTCAGTTTGCCAAAGAACTTGTTTATTTTGATGATAAGACTAATAACTTCTATTACAGAAGTTCACCTTATTTGTCAGGAACAACATCACCAAGATTTATTGGAAGACCAACTCTTGGATTAATAAACCCCGTTAATGACAGAAATTTATTGTTCCCAACAACAATTGTTAATTTGGGTATTAAAGATGATTTTTATCAAGAAATAATTTTTGACCCGTCAGCTAAAGGGTACATAATGAATACATTAAATCCAACAAGTTATTCGGATACTTCAGATTTGGTAAATTTATTTGTTATATCTCGTATTACAGACGAAGGATATTTGGCTCAACTTTTTACTTTTGGTAATAATGGATTGAATCAATTATTTACCAGACCCGATAGAAGAATTGATGGTGATTTAGCTCAAAGTATGTCAATTAATTCTGAGTATGGTGTAATACCTTTTTCACCTGAGTTTTATAGTGTTTATGGTACAAGTAATGACCCTGTTGTTATTTTGGGTGGACTTGATGACCCAACAATGGGTGTTTTCTTTTCTTCTACCACAGTTGATTTACAAAACAAAGACTTCTTAACGCCTGGAGTTATTGATTTTAGACCATCAAATAATGCAAATGCTATAACATATCCTTATGGTATTAAATCTCAGTATGTACCGTTTTATCAGTGGGGATTAAATCAACCATCAATACAAAGTATTTTTGGTTCACAATACAATGATTGGGTTACAAATCAATCATCAAATATTAATACTTCAGGTATTTTTGGATATAACTATCAATCATTAGATAGAAGAAATATTGGGTCGCCAAGTTATTTTATTGGGTCAAATTCACAAGTAAGTGATATATACGAAAGAGGTTATATCTTTAATGTAAACCCTAATGGTTCATATTCTTACAATGCGGGAACTTATCCAAATAAATTCTTAGTTAGCGCTCCATTCCATTTTTATTTTGGAGTAAATAAAGGATTAACTGCGTTAGATAAATTTAAAACAAAATATTCTGTAGGTGAATAAGTTTACAATTATACCGAGTAGTCAGGAATATCAGGCGGCTCCATCAGTTGACCAAGATATCACTATTACTTTAGAGCAACAGAGTCAACAAATGGTTGAATATGACCGAAGTCAAAGTATTAGTTTGGCTCAAGTATTTGATGATGAAAGACAAAGTAGTGGTATATTCAGACCCACATTCAAAGTTAATTATTTGTATGGTAACACATATACAGGTACTACTGAATATGTTCCATTTAGAAATACTTTATATTATGTTAATCCCGAACAATCTTTTGTTAGTACTATATGGAAAGGATTTCCACAATATTATGAATTTGATTTTTATAGGCCTAACATATCTGACCAACATATTAATTATGTTGCAAAAAGTGCCTACACATACAATTGGACATATTATATTAGTTATGCTCAAAGTAACAATTATTTAAAACAAATGTCATACACATTAAATAATAGTAGTTATGATTGGTATGCGTCCGAAGGTATTCCATTTTCAATTATTAATGGAACTCAAAATGGTAGTAATGTTATTAGATTTCAATGTATTGCACCACACGGATTAACTGTTGGTGAGTATGTTGAATTACCTTTCTTTTATAATCAATTAAATTTATTCCAAGTTTATTCATTGGGTAATAACCAATTAGATAGTGACCCCTACGTTTTTAACCTATTCAATTTTGGATATACGGGTACCACATTTGCCAATGGAGTTACGGGAACATTTAAAAGAGTTATTAATCCTGATAATTTATTGGAAACAAAGTCAAAATATTATGTGAGGGAACATAAAATTTTAACAAATGTTGGAGATTGTATTATGGTTAAAAATGCGTTTGAAAAGAATCTATTTAACGAAGAGAGAAAATTTGAATATAGTTCAATAACACCAAACCAAATTTCAAGAATATCTCAAAAGACTAGTAGTAATTCATATAATGTTACGGTCAATTACGATTTAGATTTAAATGGAGTGTTGGATAATCAAAAACGACCTGTTAGTGAATTATTTTTAACTATTATTAATAAAGGATATACGGGATATTTTAATCAACCAAATAATGGTATAGGGTTAAAACAAGGTTGGGAGTTTAATTTGACAAGGCCAATAAGTTCTTGGTGGGATTTAAAAAATACTTATTCCGATACAAACATACAAACATCAAATTATACTTTGACTAGTGGTGTTACAAAAACATTTTATTATAATCAAGATTTAAAAAAAGATGATTTAATTGATGGTGACTTTTGTGAGTGGAATGATTATAACCAAATTGAAAGGGTTATTTCACCGTACTATCAAAAACTGAATTACAATCAAAACGTATTTCAAACTACTGAAACATATTCAACAAATAGTCCTGGATTTTATTACAAACCCCACACATCAATGAGGATTAGAGTTTTCTCTGATTATGTTGAGACTGCGGTTGCGGAACAAGTTGAAAATGTGCCTTTCTATTCTTTTTATTCTTCTGCCGACCAATCGTTTAGATGGAGAGACATATATACTTATGGGTTTAAGGATAACCTTGAAAGGGGTGTTGATTTCCCATTTATGAACAGCGCTCAATATCCATATCAAGAAGCCATCTTTAGATTAATACCTGAAGGAATAAACTATAACTCTTTAGGGGTTCAGTACCCAATTAAGCCATTGTTTGATGAGTGTGAATAAAGTTAAAATTAATTTAGACGGTTTTGTTGACCGACAACTTACAATCCCCATTCAGTTAACGTGGGACTATGTTGGGTTGGACCAAAGTATTGATGAATACGAAAGTAAAATCATTACTGAGGTTATTGGTGTTGGTAGAGATTTTGAGGTAACTCGATTTGCTCATGCACCTTTGACAGGTACAACAACTGAACCAACGGATATTAAATATGAGTTTAATTTTTATTCAGGAGGTTCTTTAAATGATGCTACAAATTGGAAGTCCAATTATCAGGTGGAAGGGTTTACAACTCAAGAGATTTTTTATTATACAAACAACTTTACCAATTCATTTTTTAAATTGGATTTGTATGACAATGTTGATGAAAAAAGACAGACCAATTATATAACAATTATTATACCGACACAACAAGGGTTAAAGATGGACGCAATCATGCAGACGACACCTGTTAGTATTAAAAAACCATATTTTGTTTTGGACTATGTTGGAGACAAAGAAGGTTTCTTTATCTATTGGTTAAAGAAAAGAACATTTTTGGATATCAAAACATTTTATATGACTGCCAAGTTCTATGATGCAAAAAATGGATACTTTACAAAGATGATGAATATGCCACAATCATCATTACCTGGTAACAAATATATCTTTGATGGTTCACAATATTTTTATTATCGTGTTGAATTAAATTATGAAAAACATGATTATCAAATATTCAACATGAATCCAAATCAAACAATATATCTTAATGATGCTCAAAGGGCGGGTACATTGGAACCCATAAAATGGTATGAATATGTTAACCCATAATGGAAGATTTTTATAATATTATAATATCACCTGAAACAATTAAGGGTGACTTGTTTATTGTTAATATGCAAGGTGAAAACGTTGGACCAACTTATACTGGTGAAACGACTGGTGTTTATTCGGGGATGACCCAAGTATTGACTGCGGGACCAAATGGAAGTTCAATATTATCAGGAATTACAATTCCAATTTTATTCAGACAAACTGCGGTTGACGTTGGTTACTTTAGTCCATTTGATGGAGCGGTATTACAGAAAGATGTGGTTGCCAATTTTATATTCTCATCAACAACTTCAAACCCATATGTTTATAATGTGTATAATACATCAAGTGAGTTTCAAAAATTTCTTGATTTATCATCTTATAAGGTTAGTTGGGGTGATGGGACGCCATCGCAAACCATTAGTTCATACACACCCAATTCAATCGTACACACTTATCCTGTTGCAATTGCTCAATATACAATTACATTGGAACAAACAAATCCGTGGGGAATTACAAGAGTTTCCAAAACAATCACGACACCATTTTCTGATGTGGTCATTAATAACCCAAATGGTGAAGCGTTTTTTATTCCTGTGGGTGGTAATTGGATTGAAACTCCAATCAGTTATAACTACATATTTTCAGGAGATGCCGTTAACGAAGTATCTGCTCAAACATCAAATAATTTTACAACGGTTCCATTTACGGTTTCAGGTTTAACAAAATCCAAACTTAATGAGTTGGCGATGTATGGACCATTAAAATTCCAAGTTGGAGTTCCCGTTATTAAGAACGGTCAAATATGGGGGGCGATAACTAATACTGCAACAACATTCACCGCCTATACAGTTAATTTGGTTGATTACTATGATTACATAGACGGGACAACAATATTTTTTGAACAATCTTCAGGATTTACAGAGAATAATTTAACACAAAGACCAATAACAAAAGAGGAAGTTTTAATCAAAGTTATTGACCAACCACAAATACAAACAAATGTTTTTGTTGAACGAGGAAAGAATTCAGCATACGAAAGAATCCAAAGATTAGGGGAGGTTGACAATTTAGGTGACATGATTAATTACGGATATGGATTTTTTAACGTTGAAAAAAAGAACTAAACTATTTATAAGATAAAATAAGATATGGCAATCGGTTCATACGGCACAATTAGACCTTCAGACGTTTCACCTGAAGACGTAGAGATTATATTAAATTATACTCCATCAAGGGATGTTACGAGTAATTTCGTCCTAACACAACTTGATGCACAAACAATTCTTAAACCTTATTTCAACAACACAGAAACAGGTGGAAACGCTGGTGTTGAGGTTTTGGGTGGATTATACAACTTAACATTACCTGCTGAGCAGTTCAACGCTCTTGGGATTTACACACTATACTTAAGACCCGCACAAATCAGAACAAGAATTACTGATTGTGGTGTGTTAAGTGCTTTGCCAAACGTAAAAGGAATTGTGATTGATATTTCAAATGTTCCAACACAATATCAAAATAAATTTGTTCCACAAGGATTGGTTGGATTTAGAGTTGAATATTTAAATCCTGATGGTTCAAAAATACCAAATTTCTTTAGAGTTATTACATCATCGTTCTTTTGTGAACCTGTGGTGACAAACCAAACAAATACAACACAAAAAGCAATTAGATATAGATATGTTGATGGAAATTCAAATTTAATATTCTTGACTTTATCACCATCATCATCCCCAACTAACAATCCAAACGCAACACCATTTATTGGTCAGCCAAATCAAAACATTATTATTTCAAATACATTTTTTAACCCAATTACTTTGGAAGTTGAAATGGTTGAATACGACGTATCATCTCTTGCAATTGCTCTTTATGGTAATCAAACCAAATCAATTGATGATGGTGTTTATACAATATATGACTCTGAAAATAACATATACAGACAATACAACTTGTATGAAATTAGAGACCAATTTAATGCATTGTTATATGAGGTTAGACAAAGTAGAGGTAATAATATTGATTTCAGTAAAAACTTTACAAACATAACTGGTTAATGGCAGTAAACACAACAAATACTAAATACTTTTATCCACCAAGACCAGGTAATGGCGGGGGGACTTTCTCTGACAACATTGTAGGATTACAAACTGTCGAGGGTGGAGGACTTACGCAAGGTAATTTTGAGTTTACAACAGGAGTAACAGAAAAAGTTAATCGTACATTCAATGTCGGAGCGTTCTCAGAACCAATGACTTTGGATATGATGAATATTGATAGTGTTGAAGAGAGTCGAAGAATACTTGCAACTCAATTTAGAGTTTATCCAAACTTTGATATTACTCAAGTTCTTAACTTTTCGATGTATGGTTCTCTATCTGAAAGATTTAGGGTTTCAATTACTCGTGTTATTAATTATTTCCCAGCGTCTTTAGATATTATATTTACTAATAGTGATTTCTCAACAGGTAATACTGCTTATGATATTGTTTATGATGTTCAAAATGATGAAACATATTTCAAGGTTAATGTTGATAGAATAAAAAATCCATTTGATATTGATTATTCTATTAGTGCGTCAACTAACTTAACATTGAGAGAGTTAGATGTTTCGCCATATAGAAATCTTAACAACACTTATTTAGATTATTGTGTTAGCATTGATGATAATATCTATAAGGTTTTGGCGTTTATTCCGTCTACCACATTAACATCAGGTGATATTACATTTTACGTTTCTGGTTCACCATTTGGAACAACGGCAACCACAATCCAACAAGAATATCAAATCAGACCAAATGATTATATTGTTGACAAAATATTTCAAGAAAGTTTTGATGAGGTTGAAAAATTCTTACTTAATAGATTAGTTAGACCTGAATATACTGCGGTATTTCAAGTACCACAACAAAATGAATTTGGTCAAACATATACGGATTATCAACAAGTGACTTGGCCAAAAGATGGTCCTTGGAACTTAGATATTAGTTCATTCTTATTTGACTCATACTTGGAACAAATCCAAGCAATTGCGGTTAATTTGGATTCGTTTAAGACCAATTTAATTTCAAGATTCTTAATTTCAGATTCTTTAAAAGAATTTGATACTTTGGGTAGAAAAGTTGAAAAGATATTCCAAATTTACGGTAGAAGTTTTGACCAAATAAAACAATTTATCGAAGGGTTGGCTTACATGAATTCTGTAAACTATAATCCATCAAATGATATACCTTCACAATTATTGGCTAATTTATCTCAAACATTAGGATGGTCATCTAATTTTTCACCAATTACAAATGAGGATTTCTTATCATCTGTTTTTGGTAATACATCGACACCAACTTATCCTGGTTATGCTCGAGCTTTAACGCCAACAGAATTAAACTATGCATATTATAGAAATTTAATTCTTAATGCCTCATACCTTTTTAAATCAAAAGGTACGAGAAGGTCTGTTGAATTTTTATTAAGATTGATTGGAGCACCTGATTCACTAATTGAATATAATGAACACATTTATTTGGCTGACCAAAAAATTAATCTTGACCAGTTCTATAATCAATGGGCTCAAATTTCAGGTGGTACTTACGTTCAAGAAACACCATCTTATGCTGTAGGTCAAACATATAGTATTTATGGACAAATTTATACTGCATTTACAGAAACCGCAACATATACTGATACTAATATAACATTAGCAGCATACCCTATAGATTTTGAAGGATATCCAAAAGCTCCTGTCAATACGGAAACATACTTCTTCCAAATTGGTGCTGGTTGGTATGAAACTACACCATCACATAGAAGTCCTGATAATGTTGTACTTACGGGAAATGTTTACACAGGACAAAACTTTAGTATCCAAACACAATTACAACCGTTTACTTACGGTCAGACTTATTTGAATAGATTTAGGGACTTCCCTTATATGACGGAAGGATTTAAACTTCAAAAAGTTGTTGATAATAATAAATCATGGTTAGCGGACGATGATAAAATTAGAGTTTCAACTCAAGGAGATTACAATGCATACTACTTTATCGATAATGAAAAATTAGTATTAAACGTAAAGAACGTTGACATATTCTTAAATCCGGCCCAAGGTCTTGTTTATGATGTTTGGGACCAATCAAGAAGATATGATTACCCAATTCCTGAATCAGGTTTAACCGTTGGTTATCCTGTACCAGGTGGTGTTGATTGGACATATGTTGACCCTAAGCCTAAGAAGAAAACATTCTTTGAATTCTCTCAAACTTTTTGGCAGAATATGATTAACACTCGAAACAGACAATACATCTCTGATGGTAAAACGGGTGGTTATCCTACATTACAATCTATTTGGTGGAAATACATCGAATCAGAACAAACTGTCGGGTTGCCCAACAACAAGTACACGTATCAAAAGTTAATCGATTACGTTAATGGTATAGGTCCTTATTGGACTAAGTTGGTGGAACAGATGGTTCCCGCAACAACCATTTGGAATGGCGGGGTTAGATTCGAAAACTCTGTACTACATAAACAAAAGTTTGTTTATAGAAGACAAAGAGGTTGTCAGTTTATACCAGTACCTGTTGACCCATGTTATATTATATCAAACATTTTTGATTACACATGTAATTCAGAGTATGTTGAATTTTATATTTATCCGTGGTTAAATGGTGATATTAATGTATCTGATTTTAATAGTATTCTTGCAAATAGAATTAATAATATGTTATCATCAAGTGGACTAACACTTAATGAATGTTATCAAAATTCAGTTCAGACAGAATGGTATGTTGATTTAAGAATTAATAACCAAATCATAATTCAAGATAGTTTTTATAATGGGTATGGTTATAATGATGTACCAACAGATTCGCAGTGGAGAAACGCTTTAATAGATTATCTACCAACTTTATATGGTTATGGCTACACATATTTCTTAAATGGTAATACATTAACAATAACTAATTTAGGATGTGTTTCCCAAAATTTACAAGAAACGGTAGTTTTAAACGTAGGAATAAATATTAATATAAATTGTACTAGATAATGTCAGTGTTTAATTATAACATAGCGGTTACGGGGGATTGTTCAAATACAAACTCAGGGTCAATTAGTTTGACTTTGACTGGTGGTACTCCACCATATACAGTACAATGGTTAAGTCCTGTATTATCACCTGATATTGTTACAACATCACCTGCGGTTAAAACGGGATTAAGCGCCACAACATATGCGGTTAGGGTTAATGATAGTACCCTACCAACAAATAGTGAATTTTACATTAATATACCAGTATCAAGTGGGGTATGTGCAAGTATTCTTGGAGTTATGGGAACAACATGTTCTGAAAATAACGGGGCAGTTACAGGAACATCGACATCTGATTATTCCTCAACAAGTTTTTATTTATATCATGGAGATGGGGTATTTTCTCAATCTGCAACTACAAGCCAATCTACCGTTGAATTTGGAAGCCTAACAGCGGGAACATATTATATAACTGTTCTTGACTTGGGTGGTTGTACAGGACAAAGTGCCAATTTTATCGTTGAAGATTCCGATACATTAGATTATGGACTATATGTGGTACCAAACTCATCTTGCGGAGGTAGTGCTATGGGTAAAATTATGATTACTGGTTTAACAGGTAGTCCACCATATACATATCTTTGGAACACAAGTGCCACAGGGTCAACTGTAACTGGATTAACTGCGGGAAATTACTCTGTTAGTGTCACAGATTTTTATGGATGTGTGACAACAAAGTCTGCAACAATTGTTGATGTACCGCCAATAGGGTTGGGAATATTTACAGCAACGGAACCAACTTGTTTTTCCGCCGATGGAGTTTTAACCATTCAAATTACGGGAGGAACCGCACCTTATTACTATTCTGCATCCACAGGTCAAGTGGTGGTCCAATATCCGACATCATGGTCAATATCTGGATTATCACCAGGAAATTATTCTTTCCAAGTTACCGATGCAGCTTTATGTACAATCACGGTAGGTACAACTCTAACATCACCAAATGGTATAACGTCTGTTAGTATTTCAACACAAGGTTCAACATGTTCAAGTAATGGTGGTTCAATAACTGTTTCGGTTATTGGAGGTACATCGCCTTATATCTATACTTTAATTTATCCTAATGGGAATACATTAAATGTTAGTAATAATCAAACCACTCAATTATTTTCAAATTTAGCTTCGGGAACATATTCAGTTTCGGTTCAAGATGAATCGGGATGTTTTTATATGGATGAGGTTACATTATATGCTACTAATACCTTTACAATTTCCACTGAAACTACAGGAACAACTTGCAATCGTGATAATGGTTATATCACAGTTAACAAGAGTGATGGGGGAGAATCTCCATTTGACTATTCATTAGATGGTTTAGTTAATATAAATGATACTACATTATCTGCAATTACATTTGATAATGTTTCATCGGGACAACATACAATTACCGTTACAGATAGTACGGGTTGTACCCAAACTACTCAAGTATATGTTGGGGAAAGTTCACCGTTAGATTATAGTTTATATAGCACTTCCTGTGGTACAGGTTCTGATGGGATGTTAACTGCATTTATCTCATCTGGTACTCCACCTTTCGTATTTACTTGGTCTGATAATATACCTAATAACCCACAAGAAATTACTGTCACAGGTTTAACAGGTGGAACATACAATTTAACAATAGTTGATGATAATGGATGTTCATTATCAAGAACTACCAGTATTACTTGTGATGCGGCATATGTTTCTTATCAAACTTATGTAATGGGGTCTCAAGTGTTTAACATTCAATCACAAACTAAGTTTGGATTGTTACAAATGTTGAATGTTGGATTTGATGATTTAACTTCGGGAAATACAAGTTGTAGTTTAATATCTGCAACTTTTACAGTTAAAGTTTCCGTAAATCCTTTAGGTATAACAACAAGTGATACGTTCTTTACAACAACATCTTTAAATGTTGCACCAAGTGATAATGATTATTATGATACAGTTGTTAGTTTATTAAATACAATACCTGGTATTGGTGTAATAACGGTAGATTCTGCCAATAATCAAATAATAATTCAAACAAGTCCAACTAACAATAGTTTAAATGGTCAGGAAATTATTATTGAATTGATAATCGTTTATGATACAATTTGTTTAACATGATACAGGTAAGAATAACGGAAATATCGGGAGGTACATACCCAATTGATGTCTATATATCAGATGTATATGGGAACTATCAAACTTTACTTGGTACTATAAATACAGGACCCGTTCCACCTACAGTTGAATATAATAACACAATACCTTCAATATTTAATACTGCTCCTGAGATAATGTTAACCTTAACGGATAACAATGGATGTAGTATTTTTAAATTATTACAATGTACTTTTGGTTGTACTTTCCAAATTACTATTGAATTGGCTTCTTGTGTCGTCAATATTGATATTCAAGAAGCAAATTGTAATTTTTCTATTGTATATTCAGACCCTTCTTGTGTAATATAAGATATTTTTATTTTTATAATAATCTGTTTTATTTTTTTTTTATTCAAATAAGATAGTCGTGGTATTTATTAAGTAAAACAACGAATGTCGACTTACTCTATATTAGTAACAAATAATGCACCTGGATGTGGAACTGAAATTGAACAACAATTAACAGTAACAGGTTGTACCACATATATTGTTAGATTAGCATCTAATTCAAACGCCTTAGGACCATTTAATGTTTATGTTGACAATGTAATTTATTATTCCGCACAAACAAGAACAGACATGTTTAATGGGGTTGTTGTAACCCTTGAGTGTGTAACGCCAACACCTACACCAACACCATCAGTAACTTCAATTGCCACAACCCCAACGACTACACCAACAAATACACAAACACCAACTAATACTGAGACGCCAACTCAAACCCAAACACCAACCAATACTGAAACACCAACTCAAACTCAAACACCGACAAATACTGCTACTCAGACTCAAACACCGACAGTAACTCCAACAAATACACAAACACCAACTAATACTGAGACGCCAACTCAAACCCAAACACCAACCAATACTGAAACACCAACTCAAACTCAAACATCTACTCAAACCCAAACTCCAACTCAAACCCAAACTCCAACGGTAACTACAACTGCAACACTTACACCTTCTCCGACAGCATCTGTTGGGTTAACTCCTACTGCGACTGAAACTCAAACTCCTACACCAACTGAAACACCAACAAATACACCTACTAATACTGAGACTCCAACATTAACCCCTACTCCAAGTGTCACACCCGCTGGTGTTATAATTAATCTTGAAGCATTCTATTCGTCTGGTTCAATTTATGCAGGTTATGGTGCCACTGCGTCAACATTGTCTGATGTTGCACTTAACATATCATTTATTGACGAAATAGAAACAACGGGAATCCCAATTTTTAATTCGGTAAATATTGTAATTCCGTTTGGGGAAACAACAGGATTTACACAAACCGTATTAAACGATGTTTATACCGACGCAACTCAAATATCTATTTTTAATAACCTTATAGTTAGTGCGCCTGGTTCAATTTATACTTATGCATTTATTACAGGATATACGTATAACGCAACACCTACGCCTACACCAACACAAACTCAAACGCCAACTAATACTGAAACTCCAACAAACACACCTACAAATACTGAAACACCGACACAAACTCAAACACCTACAAATACTGAAACACCGACACAAACTCAAACACCTACTAATACTGAGACTCCAACACAAACTCCTACAGAAACACCAACACAAACTCAAACACCGACTAATACTGAAACACCAACATCAACTCAGACACCGACTAATACAGAAACTCAAACACCAACACCAAGTACAACTGCAACTGCAGGTTCAACACCTACTGCAACTGAAACTCAAACACCTACCCCAACTGAAACACCAACTCAGACACCAACAAATACTGAAACTCCAACTCAGACACCAACAAATACTGAAACTCCAACTCCAACACAAACTCAGACACCAACAAATACTGAAACTCCAACTCAGACACCAACAAATACCGAGACTCCAACACAAACTCAAACACCTACTAATACTGAGACGCCAACTCAAACTCAAACTCCAACTAATACTGAAACACCAACAAATACACCAACAAATACCGAGACGCCAACTCAAACTCAGACACCTACAAATACAGAAACACCTACTCAAACTCAGACACCAACAAATACTGAGACTCCAACAAATACTCCAACAAATACCGAGACGCCAACTCAAACTCAAACACCAACTAACACAGAAACACCAACTCAAACTCAAACACCAACTAATACTGAGACTCCAACTAATACACCTACAAATACTGAAACGCCAACCCAAACTCAGACACCAACTAACACTGAAACGCCAACCCAAACTCAGACACCAACAAATACTGAGACTCCAACGAATACACCAACACCAACGGTAACTCAGACACCAACTAACACAGAAACACCAACTCAAACACCTACACCAACACCAACTAATCTACCATTCTCGGCTTACATTTTCCCTGAACCAAGTGATGTTAGTTCAACTAATAATCTTGGTCAATATATGTCAGATAATGGTGCCGTTTCATTCTATGGTTATTGGCTTAATGGTCAGGTTGCTCCGGCCGCAGGACCAAATTATTCTCCTGATTTGGACGTTTATGCTCATTTCTCAGGTTGGTCAACTACTGTTGATGGGTTCCTAACGCCTGTTACAACTTTGGCAGGACCAATAAGACAAGTTTCTGGTTCGGGTAATGATTCTTATGGTTGTGGACAAAATCAATATACGTTTGGTACTATCGCGGTAGCACCTGGACAAGTAGACCCTAGTATTCAATACTTCTATTCAATTTGGGTACCATTGGCGGGTGTTGGAGGTACAATGACAAATATGACGGTAGATATTGGTACTGGTAGTGCATGTGCAACTAATGTTATCAATGATGGTACGCCTGACCCAGGTTTATCAACACAAAACGTTATCGTAACTTCAGGAGCAGCCATTCCTGCAGGGACTTATAGAGTATTATGGTTAGGTTCGTATGCTGAACAACCAGTGGCACCTCCATTGTCTGTTACAATCTACTTTAAGGGGGACACTAAAACATAATATAAAAACATATTTTTAATATAAACAAAACAACATGTCATTTCCATATAAAAATCCTATAACCGCAAGTCAACTTTCAGGTTCTGAATCCGTAACAAGGACAGCAACATTTGGTACTAATTTTTCTGTACTCCAAACAGGTGGATATATGGAGGTATATTCACTTTCGGATTTAAATTGGTCGACATACGGTGTAACATCAGGAGCAATTCAAAATTCTGGTAATACAATACCAATTCAATTCACGAAAGGAACGGGAAGTGCATTTTCACGTGATGTATTAACGTTAAATTCTGATAATATATCTTCAGGTAGAAGGAGATTAGGTATGCAAGTATTTGTTCAGGAAACTGAAACTGTATATCAATATACAATACCAAATTATGATACACTATGGAATGCGTTGACAGGATTAACAGGTAACTCTGGAATTACTGTTACTGACTATGCAACATCGGTTAATGACCGTTCACAAGCGGGTAGAGATTTTATTAACGCTTGGACTGGTTCGACAATTGAAGGTCAAAGTGGGACAACAGTAGGAGATGCTCGTTGGAGGATATTTTATGGTAGTGACGTTCAAATTACGGGTGGTACATATTTTTCAGGTACATCAGATTTAGATTTATATAATAATACTGGCGGTACAATAACAATTACAGGTTTAACTGCTCCAATTACAGGTGGAACTTATAATAGTGGTAGCCAAACTTTAACTCTTACCAATTCACTTGGTGAGGATATTCAGGTAACTGGATTTACAAGCGGTGGAGGTGGAAGCCCTCTTACAATTTATGATGCCACGTCAGGTGTAACGGCAACAAACGTTACAGGTATGACTTTTTCAGGTGCTTCTGTTATAGATAACGGAAGTGGTAATGTAATAATTAATTTTACAGGTGGAACAGGAACATCGGGTACTAGTGGTACTTCAGGAACTTCAGGAGAATCAGGAACTAGCGGTACATCAGGTTCAAGTGGTTTAAGTGGAGTTGATGGTTCAAGTGGTTCTTCAGGAACTAGCGGTACATCAGGTTCAAGCGGTTCAAGTGGCTCTTCAGGAGAATCAGGAACTAGCGGTACATCAGGTTCAAGTGGTTCAAGTGGTTCTTCAGGAGAATCGGGAACTAGCGGTACATCAGGTTCAAGTGGTACTTCAGGAGAATCGGGAACTAGCGGAACATCAGGTTCAAGCGGTTTAAGTGGAGTTGATGGTTCAAGTGGTTCTTCAGGAACTTCAGGAGAATCAGGAACTAGCGGAACATCAGGTTCAAGCGGTACTTCAGGTTCTTCAGGAACTTCAGGAGAATCAGGAACTAGCGGAACATCAGGTTCAAGCGGTACTTCAGGTTCTTCAGGAACTTCAGGAGAATCAGGAACTAGCGGAACATCAGGTTCAAGCGGTACTTCAG